GTTCAACGGCAGGAGCTACTGGTTCGGTAGTGTTGTCCATCTTGTCTCCTTCATTTGGGTTTGTTGTCTCTGTAACTGTTTCAGTTTCAGAATCCTCTGATGCGGCTACCTCAGAAACGCGTGCAGATCGCACAGCTGGTTCAGTAACCAATGCAACGGCTGTGAGCTGGCCATTGATGACCTTCATTGTGCCGTCTTTTTGCATTTCGTAATTGTCCACAGCCAACTCAATTGAGAATCCATCGCGTAGGCCTTCCATGGCCTCTGTCAATGCATCGGTGCCGGCTGTTGTGTTGGCAATCTTAAATGTTGCTGTCATTTCTTTGTCGTTCACCGACATGGCAATGCTCTTGCCGATTCTGCGTGTGTTGTCGTGCTCAAGGTTTAAGAAAACATCATTTGGCTGAATTGATCCACGAGCAAAAACAACTTTGCCTGTTGATGCATTTGCGTGTTCATTGAAAGCAACGATGCGACCGCTGATTGTGCGTGCATCTGAATCAGCTGCCGTTATTTGCATGGGTGTTGTTAGCTTCATTGGATCATGTCCTCCATTTTCCGGATTTCATCGGTGGTGATTGCCCCGATGTCAAATAAAATCTTGTAAATATCTGCACGCTCTTTTTCTGATCCGCGCAAGTACGCCTTGAGATCAAATTCCACGCGCTGTGTACTAGGCGTAAAATCTGGCATTGAGAGCCTGCTGCTAATGCTGTTCATCAGCGGCAGCAATGAAAAATCCAACAAAGTTTGACGAGCCGTTTGGGCGTTTGCATAGGTCATGGAGGAGCCTGTTGGCGCGTCAATAAAGTAGGCCGGAATACCCACGGCTCTTGCTAGTTCGGTTGCAATAATTTCGCGTGCAGCATTGAGGCCAATCTGCTCCGGTGTAAAACCAACTGTCGTCAGTTCAACATCAGCATTGAGAAACGCTGTGCCGCGATTTCTACGAGCTGCGCCCCATGCATCTAACAGCTTAGCAATGCGGTCGGCTGGCAATGCTGTTCCATTAGATTTCAAAACCATCGATGGCACAGGTTCGCGTGCGTACATTGCGGCAGCTCTTTCAAGCTCTGCACCGGCACGGATTGTGCGACCTGCGCGATTCAATAAACCTTCATCGTTACCATAAAACACAACAAGTGAGCCAACACCTGTCATTGGCACACGAGATCCATCGACTGTGTAATACTCAATTTGAGTGCCAATTGAATTTAAGAAAACACCAACGCGGTTTGGAGCAACGCGCCACATTTGGCGCACGCGGCCTGTATCGGCAAACAAATCAATGATCTGAAAATATGAAAATCCTGTAAATAGTAAATCCTCACAAGCCCAAACCCATGATGCTGCTCCTGGTACTCGCTTGTCCGGGTCGGAGATCACAACAGGTTGATCAACAATTTGGCCTGTGTCTTTGTCGCGTGTAATCAAAGGAATTGTGGCAATTGAATTGCAAATCATGTTTCGTGCGCGAGCAATTGCTGGCACACTCATTGCTTCTTCACGGGTTGCAAGATAATCAGCTCCACCAAATGGGAAAAACGCATCTAGCGTTGGAGCTGGCCCAATTTGTGCAGCTACATCAGCACCTCGCGAGATCGCGACAGTTTCAATGGTGCGCTTTCGGTCAAATAATCCCATGTGAGTATTTTGTCAAAATGTCAAGGATCAACCCACCAAAATATCGATTTCGTTTTCTGGGCGTGTCGCAAAGTGGGTGCACAATGCGGCTGCTACGGCAGCGGTCACGCTGGTTTGGCTTGCACGCCTTCCAATAACCCATCCGCCATCGCCTCTACGCAATTGCACAGCTGAAAGCATTTGCTCTGTCAGCGATGATTGATTTCGGTGTTTTAGCCGACCGCTATTGATCGCGCCCAATAATTCATCGCACGCTTGTGGGTAATCGCTGTCCATGTCATGGATCGGGATACCGGCCGGTGATTCTCACTCAATTGTGCTCAACCAATTGCGCGAGCGCGGATTGGCTGCCGCAGCTGGTGGCACGGACAATGTGGGCTATTTTGAGTGGTCAGCACCAACCGATGAGATTTCATTCGAAAATGCAGCTTTTGCCAATCCCGGCCTCAACATAACAATTCACCCAGACAATATCCGAGCCGTTTTCAATGATCCTCCCGATGTTGTAATGACAGAGGTTTTGAATCGATGGGTGCAGACAATCTCAAGTGTGATTGGTGCCAAAGAGTGGCAAGAGTGTGGCGATGAATCAATTGACCTCGATGATGACAAGCTCACATGGATGGCCATTGATATTTCACCGGATCGAAAGCACGCGGCCCTCGTGGCCGCTCAAAAGCTTGGATCGGAGTCATTTGTCGTGAAGCTGTTGCATACATGGGAAAACACCATCCAGCTTGATGATCGGGCCATTGCCAACGATGCTGCCGCATATTGCCGCAAATATCCGATTGAGTATTTGCTTTATAGCCGCCGCACATCCGGAGCTGTTGCAGCGCGTATGCAGCCGGCCGGTATCCCAATCCACGACATGGACAGCGATTATCCGCAAGCTTGTGATGAACTTTTAGGTGCAATCAATAGCGGCAGACTTAAACACCGAAATCAAACATCGCTGACAGAGCAAATGCTTTCAGCTGTGCAATTGAGGCGCGGTGATGGCGGTTGGGTGATCGGTAGGCGTGCAAGTCAATCGGCTGTTTGTGCCGCCGTAGCATCTGCATTGGTGACACACTTTGCGACACGCCCAGAAACCGAAATCGACATTTTAGTGGGTTGATGCTTGACATTTTGAGAAAATCCTCTCATGGGATTATTTGATCGAAAGCGCACCATTGAAACAGTCGCGCCATCGCGCGGTGCTGACATAGCTGCACAAATCGGCCCGGCTCCAACACTTGATGCATTTTTTCCATTTGGTGGAGCTGATTATCTTGCAACCCGTGAAGAAGCAATGAGTGTGCCGGCAATTGCTCGCGCGCGAAATATGATTTGCAATTCAATCGCCACAATTCCTTTGGTCACTCGTGATAAAACCACGGGTCAAATCATTGATCAACCCGTTGTGATTTCTGATCCGGATAAGCGAGTACCAGGAGCCGCATCATGGGTGTGGGCGTGTGAAGATTTACTTTTTACAGGATTTTCATATTTTCAAATAATGGATTTGTTCGCTGATACAGGGCGCGTGCGCCAAATGTGGCGCGTTGCTCCAAACCGCGTTGGCGTTTTCTTAAATTCAATTGGAACGCAAATTGAGTATTACACAGTCGATGGATCGCGTGTGCCAATGTCTGGTGTCGGCTCACTTGTTGTGTTTTATGGTAACGATGAAGGTTTATTGAATAGAGCTGGTCGCACAATCCGTGCTGGTGCAGAGCTTGAAAGAGCTGCCGCAATGTATGCACGCGAACCGGTGCCATCGATGGTTTTAAAATCAAATGGCACAGCATTGCCAGCTGACCGCATTGCGAAATTGCTTGATGCGTGGGGCGCAGCTCGTAGAAATCGCGGAACAGCGTTTCTAAATGCCGATGTTGAATTGACAACAGTTGGATTCACACCAGAGCAAATTGGCCTTAATGCTGCACGCGAGATAATTGCAACCGAGCTTGCACGAGCCGTGGGAATTCCGGCGTACTTTATTGACGCGCCAACAGGATCATCCATGACATATCAAAACGCCCAAACGGCGCGTCAAACTCTTTTGGATTTCTCGCTGCTCCCGTTGATGAACAGCATATCCTCAAGACTCTCAATGCCAGATTTCACGCCATCAACACAGCGCGTGGAATTTGATTTGAAGGCTTACTTGCGCGGATCAGAAAAAGAGCGTGCAGAAATTTACAAGATTTTATTTGACATCGGGGCGATCACCACCGATGAAATTAGACAAATGGAGGACATGATCTCATGAAGCTAACAACACCAATGCAAATTACGGCAGCTGATTCAGATGCACGCACAATCAGCGGTCGCATTGTTGCTTTCAATGAGCACGCAAATGCATCAACCGGCAAAGTTGTTTTTGCTCGTGGATCAATTCAACCACAGGATGTTTTTTTGAACCTTGAGCACGACAACACACGCAGAATTGGCAAGAGCATTGCCATGAGTGTGAACGACAAAGAAATGACAGCGACTTTCAAAATTGCCAACACAACAGCCGGCACCGATGCACTGACAGAGGCCATGGAAGGCCTACGCGATGGATTCTCAATTGAGTTGGCTGTGGACAATTACGAAATGCAAAAGGATGGCACCATGAAGGTGCTCAATGGGCAGCTCACAGCTGTCGCTTTGGTTACTGAACCGGCTGTGCGATCAGCTCGCGTTTCTGAGGTAGCCGCATCAGAGGATTCTGAAACTGAAACAGTTACAGAGACAACAAACCCAAATGAAGGAGACAAGATGGACAACACTACCGAACCAGTAGCTCCTGCCGTTGAACCGGTAGCAGCTCCAGAAGTCGCACCTGTACAGGCATCACGCCCGGCTTACTACACAGCACCACGCTCACCAATTGTGGACAAGGTTTCTTACCTTGAGCACTACCTACGCGCAAGCGTTTTGCATGATGAGGATTCACGCCAGTATGTCAAGGCAGCTGATAACACAACATCAACCGCACCCGGCATGATTCCAACACCACAAAGCACACAGGTCATCAACGCACTTGCAAATGCTGATCGTGGAACAATCGATGGCATCAGCCGCGAAACTTTAGTTGCAGAAGGTATGACATTTGAGCTGCCTCGCGTAACGGCTGTCCCAACAGTATTGCCAATCGATGAAAATGATCCAGTTACAGAATCATCACTATCTGCAACCTTTTTATCCGTTTCTGTTCAGCCTTTCAAAGGCCGTGCAATTTCCACAGTAGAACTCATTGACCGAAGCCGGCCAGAGTACCTAACAGCTTTGCTCCAGAATCTTGAATTTGCTTATGCAAAAGAAACTGATGAATATGCATTGGCACAAATGCAAGCGGCCGTCACTACTGTGACAGCACAGGCAGCAAATTCAGCAACCGGATTCCTTGGATACACATCAAAGGCAGCCGCAAATGTTTATGGCGCATCACTTGGATTCGCTCGCTCATTAATCGTTTCACCTACACAATGGGGAAACATCATGGGATACAACGACAATGGCGCACCACTTTACAACGCAGCACAGCCATCAAATGCAGCTGGAAATGTTCGCGGAGATTCATTGCGCGGTGTAGTTTCACCGGGTCTGAACCTTTATGTTTCACGCTCATTTGGTAACGCTGGCACAACAACAGCTGATGGCGATTCTTCAATGGTGGTTGTGAATCCAGATTCATACACATGGTACGAATCTCCACGCTTTACGCTACGCAGCAACATCAACAGCGATGGAACAATTGACATCCTGTACTACGGCTATGGCGCACTAGCTGCCAAGGTGCCAAACGGCGCACAATTTAATAACCTCCCATAAATCACTATCGGTAGCGGTCGCTCCCGAACGCTACTGACACGAAAGGAACCGAGATGCCATCAATAGTTACAGCCTCGCAGCTGAGAGCGATTCTTGGTGTCTCGGTTTCTTTGTATTCTGATGCTCAATTGGATTCATTTATAGATTCAGCTGAGCAAACAATTTTGCCTTTACTTACGCAATACCAATCATCCGTGACTTTTGCCAATGTGGATAATTCCGTCATTTATTTCACAACAATCCGACCAAATTATTTTGTGCCGGGGCAATCTGTTGTCGTTACCGGGGCAGGTACTTACAATGGAACATACACAGTCACGGATGATCGGATTGAGCCTTACACTTTTACAGCTGCAACAGCGGCAGCTGATCGAACCTATCCATTGCCGTTTATTCCAGCGGCAACAGCGACATTGAGTGGGGCATCGGCAGCACAGCTGTATGCATCGACACCACCAATTGAAAATGCAATCTTGGTTGTGGCGGTTGAAATTTTCCAGAGCATTACAGCTCCGGGCAACCAAATCATGTCAGACAATTTTCAGCCGTCACCATTTATTCTCGGCCGCAGCTTGAGCAATAGAGTGATTGGCTTGCTTGGCCCATTTCTTGATGTCGAAACGATGTGTCAATGAGCATCGAATCCGCAATCCGCACACCACTCAAAACAGCACTTTCAGGCATTGCTGCAAATGTGTACAACGGCATCCCAGAGACAATGACATCACCAAGCATCTGTTTGATCCCGGATGCACCATATCTTGAAAGCGTTTTGATCAATGGATCAACCACAAAAGTTAGAATCAATTTAACTGTCACCGGTGTTGTCGGTTATGCCAACAATGCCGCAGCTTTAGACAATCTCGAAACATTGATGATCAGCATCATCAGCGCAATGCCAAACGGCTATGTCGTGGGCAATGTCAATCAACCTCAACCATTGGAAGTTGGCGCAGGAAAATACCTAACAGCCGATTTACAAGTCAGCACTTACTACACCAACTAAGGAGAAATCATGCCAACAACAATCATCACGGGCAGAGACATCACTTTCACCATTGCTGGTGATAGCTACGATGCTCAAGCTACATCAGCGACTTTGACAGTCGATTCAACGATTAACACATACCAAACATTAGACGGCAAGGCGTATTTTACGACTGATACGCAAGGATCGTTCGCCGTTGAAATGCTAGCCGATTGGGGCGCAGCAAATTCATTGTGCGAGGAGCTATGGACGGCAGCAACAAGTGCGCCAAATACTGGCCTTTCAGTCATTTTTGGTGCAGATTCCGGAGCATCATTTGCTTTTGATGTTCAGCCAATTCTGCCATCTGCTGGCGGTACAGCACCGGATGCACAAACTGTTTCGCTTGCTTTCACTTGCGTAACAACACCAATTTTGACCATCAGCTAACAGATAAGGAAACGGGAGCATGAAACTACCAATCACAATCGAATACACGGATGGCAATGGTGAAACATACATTGCACATCCGGCTGAGTGGGCGAAATGGGAAAACAAGACAGGCAACACAATTGGGCAAGCTCAGGACAAAATGGGCGTGTCTGATCTGTTGTTTCTTGCTTACCATGCCATGAAGCGTGAAGCGGCTGGCAAACCTGTCAAGCCGTTTGAAATTTGGTGTGAGACTGTTGCTGACATCGTTGTTGGTGATGCGAACCCAAAAGTTACAGAGCCGGAAGCATAAATCGGATTCTTTGGGAGGTAGCCATCGCAAGTGGCCAACCTCGCAGCGAATTCAAAACAGCTGAGGATTTACTCACGGCAATAGAGATTTTGGAGAAAAGAAATGGCTGAGGATGCAATTGCTTTTGACAAAGCTGAATTGAGATCCATCATTTTTGCTTTCAAAGGCATGGATGAAGAAGCTGTCAGCAACGCCAAATCTGTTTCAAATGGGCTTGCCACTTACCTTCAAGGCAAAATCATTGCAAAGTCTCAATCTCGCGATGCAGCATCAAGAAGGATTGCCGAAGGCTCACGGGTAAGCAAATCGTCTAAGATTGGCGAGATGTCATTTGGTTTTGCATCCCAAAAATTTTCAGGCGGCGGCACTACTCAACAACTTTGGGGTGGTTACGAATTTGGATCAAACAAATTTAAGCAATTTCCAATTTGGTCAGGTCGTGAAGGCCGTGGCTCAAAAGGTTGGTTTATTTATCCAACACTTAAGGCTGAACAACCACAAATCATTGCTCAATGGCAAGAGGCATTTTCTAAGATTGTGAAGGTGTGGTAAATGGCCGCTCAAGGATCTAGAACGCTCAAGCTGTCATTGTTGGCAGATGTTGCTGAATTTTCAAAAAACATCAAGGTCGCAAATAAAGACACGGAAACTGTTGGCGATCAATTTACAGCTTTTGGCAAAAAAGCCGCTTTGGCATTTGCCGCAGCTGGAGCAGCCATCGGAGCTTATGCAAAGGTAGCAATTGAAAATGCGGCAGCCGATGAAAAGGCACAGCGTAACCTTGCACTCACTATCGAAAACACAACCACGGCCACAGCTGCACAAATTGCCGGTGTTGAGAAATACATCAGCACAACCAGCGTTGCCATTGGAATCACAGACGATGAATTGCGCCCGGCTTTTGGTCGATTGGTCAGATCAACAAAGGATGTTGAGGAAGCTCAAAAGTTACTCAATTTGGCTTTGGATGTTTCAGCCGCTACCGGCAAACCATTGGAAGCTGTCGCAAATGCGTTGGGTAAAGCCTACGATGGCAACCTCAATGCATTGGGTCGCTTGGGATTGGGTATCGATCAGTCGATCCTCAAGTCAAAAGATTTTGATTTAGTTTTCAACACGCTCACAAACACTTTTGGCGGTTTTGCCGACAACGAAGCACAGAGCACCGAGAAGGCATTTGCACGCATAAAGATTGCAAGCGATGAGGTACAAGAGCAGATCGGCGCAGCTTTGTTGCCTGTCGTGCAGGAATTGACCGCGTTTATTCTCAGCGATGTTGTGCCCGTTGTTCAAAGCTTTGTGGATGGTTTGACAGGCGCAAATGGCCTCGATGACAGCTTGACAGATTCACAGAAAACAGCTGTCGAGTGGGGCAAAAAAATTGCCGGCTTGATCAAAACAGTCATAACCTTCAAAGATGAATTGATTGCCGTTGCAGCTGTCATTGGCACAGTATTTTTAGTTTCCAAAATTTCTGCCGGAATTGCAGCCACAATTGCCGCGATCAATACTCTGATTAAGGCATACAATCTTTTGAAAGCATCATCGATTGTTGCCGGCGTTGCATCGGCTTTTGCTCTCAATCCTTTGCTTGGTGTGGGTGCCGTAGCTGTTGCCGCAGCTGTTTTGGCAGGTGCAAATGCTTTGGCAAATAGTTCAAACACAGCTTTGGCCGGAGCTGGAGGTGCTGGAGGTTTTAGCGGCACCATGCCAAATGGGCAATCATTTTCAACCGGTGGCGTTGTACAAACAAAAGAACAACAGGCCGAATTGGCTGCATCTGTAGCTGAATCATTGGCATTTGCAAAAACTGTTAATTCTAGTCAAGGCACGAAAATTGTTGTTGATCCATCAATCGCTGCCGCATCTGCCAAAGCTGCCGAAGCATCAAAAAATCTCAACGCTGTTTTGGACAAAATGGCAGCCACACCCACATTTGCTCCATCGGGTGTAAATACAA